TGACCACCGCCCTGTTTGGCTTTGGCTGCTGCTGTATCTTTTTCCGATTGCGATGACATTAGAACGTGACGATTGTTTTTAAATAAAGTTGAGTGCCATCAACGGCTCGTGTATATTTCTCTAGCTCTACCCTGTAAATTCCAGTAGTATTATATGCCGTATCTCCTGCTCCATAGCTATTGGCGTATGCGGCATATACGCCAGCGCGAGTTGCATATGCAGAATCAGTAGTTCCGCTTGAGTTTAAGTATTGAGGAAATGACCTCCAGCTAGATGAAACCGACGCAGTAGACTCCGTATCATTTGTGTAGAACGAATCAAATCCAACGGAACACCAGTCAACTCCCTCTTCGGTAAAGGCAACCTCTGACTCAGTGATTGAATTTGAATTGGTCAAATAAACATCTACTATAGCTTTTTTTCGGTACGTGCTGGGCTGGGATAATGCCTTTGGGTATCTGGTTGCAGCACCAGACTTTGCGTTAGAGTTGAAAGAGCCTCCAGTAGACATAACTCCTGGCTCTGTTACTGTGAAAAACTTATCAACACTATGGACTTTTACCGTAGTTGTTAAAGCAGTCGCCAATACCTGCTGGGTATATGTAGAAAACCCCTCGACATTCTGAACTTTTGGCTCAAACCAAGTGACGTTATCTCCTAGTAATGTGCCATTTGGCTTCACTAGTCCAGTCATTGACGACGCTGGAGCGCCAGTAGTAACATACACGTACGAGGGAGCCAGAGAAAACCCGTCCTCTTCCAGTGGACTAATGGACAACACACCCGCTTCGCTGTATCGACTAGTGCGCTTCTTGATTGTGTTGCCATTGTCGATATTTTCCTGCGCAAGAAACAGCGTTTTGTAGGTGCTTGTCCCGATTACTCCACTTGAAAAATTGCTTGCACTAAGCTCTGTTCGGATAATAATCTCCATTCCGTCCTCCGCCTGAGACTCAATCTCAAAGTCGTCGACCTCATAGGTAAATTGGCTGGTTATGATGCCATCGTAGTCACTTTCGGATTGGCTAATTAAAACATGAGAGGCGGTAACCTCGGACAATAAAGCATTAACCTGTGTTTCCGTTAGTCCAAACGCGTTTACCTGAACGGTGGTAGCTCCACCAACAAGCTCTTGTTGAAGTGATAGGATACTAGGCTTGAGGAACGTAAACCGATTAGTCTGGAATCCTTCAAAGTCACTCTCCTGCTTGCTGGCAAGTGAGTACCCAGTAGGCGTAGCAGGGTCAGCACCTATAGTCTCAATAACCTTAGCCTTCTGAGAACCCACATTGTCCAGTGTCTCCGAAAGGATACCGCTCTCAACCCAGACCTCAGTAACTCTTCGATAGGCGTCCGTATCTTCAATTTCTACTTGCGCCAAGTAAAGCGTAATTTCTGTTTCTTGGTTGACTTGGTGCTGTATTGTGGTAACACCGATTTCTCCTGTATATTCCGTTCCAGACTTTGCTATAGATTTACGTGTAACGCCGCGCAAACCATTCTTCGGTTTATTTGTCTCATCGTCAACCTCTTGAGTAAATGTGTCGGAAATTGTTTCGTAAACAAGTGTCACAAGGTGTTCTCCACTAGCAGAGATGTAGGGAGCGCCAGCCTCAACAAGCCGCATGTCGCTATACTCTTCGCCGTCACGTGGCGACCAGCCATCACCAGTAAAATTAGCGCCTTGAAGCTCGCCAAAAGCTGGGAGGAAGGTGGACACGTTGCCACCAAACCAATCTTCCTTTTTATCGGAGATTCTGCAGTAGAAAGTAAGTCGATAACGGTCGTTCCAGAGTTTTTCAACTGCTGGCATGAAGTCCACTACTTCTAGTCGGTCTGTTGCTTGGGTAGCCATTATTTTATTTTATAGTGTTTGTCAATATCGGGTTATCGTTTTTTGACGTTAAACGTGGAGTTATTTTCTAACGTGAGGTTACCAGTAGATGTTGAATTGGATATCTTTAGATATATATAATCGTTTTGGTCGAGCGTCACTACTGATGGAATACTAAAGAATGCCACATCTCTAGCGCCAGTATTGCTATTAATTGGTCGGGTTTGCGTGTAAACATCAACCTCGGTAGCTGCGCTATCATCATATTTAACGACCTTAACGTTAATTACGTCACCCGATGGCCCTTCGACAACTAAATCGCCGCCAATTTCGTAAGAGCGGGGAACGTTACCCAAGTGCTTCAATCCTCTACCATCAGTGTCTACTACTACAACGGAGAAATGCTCCAGTAGGTCTGAATCCCAAGTAATAGCGGCGATTGTCTCAAACACATCAGTTGTACTAATGGTTGTAGCAATTTCTGTATTTACCGTCAACCGCCCGCCAACGAATGTATTGTCAATCCCTATGTTGTTGTTCCAACTCGACTCTAGGTCGGATGCATTAATATTTGGAGTAATATTTGAGTCTGAAGGATCAAACACGCCATTTCTGGATATTATGCAACCATCCAGTTGAACCGTTGAGGGGTTGGTGAAGTTAGATGGAGCAAAATCAATGAATGCGGCAGACGCTGGCAGGTCGATGTTTTGGTTAGAACGAAAACGTGAACCCATTGTAAATCCAGTACCCGCCTCAAATAGCGCACCAGTCATTGCGCCATCAAGTGAGCGAACAATAGATGTGTCAATAAAGAACCCGCCGATCCAAGCTCCCTTTAGAATCAGGTTAGGTGTACCTCCAAAGCGACCAGTTCCAGTCTCAAGCCCTTGGCGGTAGTTGTCCATAGTGCCAAGCGAGGTACAATCATTGTAGTTCACTTGAGCGCATTCAACCGCTTCAAAACCAGTGGCGCTAACAATGTCAAATACTTGAGATCCCGCCCCAGTTACTTCTATAGCAATGTCTTGCGCTAGCCAGTTGCCGCTACCACCGACAGGGGAAGTGAACATCGTGTAGCTAGTCGAAGATGATGTTAGCTTTGAAATGTCAAACGTAGAACCGATAATTGACAAACCGCCAGAGGGGATTTCAATTGATTGGCTTCCCATATCAACCTCTCCGTCGATGTAATATACCTTTGTGCTATCTAGCGTTCCACTGAGGTCACTTGCTTGCTTGACAACGACTATTGAATCTATGCTGATTTCGGCAATATTTGCTGTATTGTTTAGTATTGCATTCTCGGCTGCGGTAATGTCAGATTGGTTCTGGACCACGGAGCCAGTGAGGACTCCAATGTCCGTGTCGTTGGATGCGATGTTTGCTGCATTAGTAGCAATATTTGCAGTATTAGTGGAAATCGCAGTGTCTTTGGATGCAGTAAATGACGCTGTTGTTGCATCTAGTATCGAGCTGTGAGCTTGAACATCTGTTCCAATTTCCAGTCCGAGGTTAGCTCTGGATGTTGAAACACTGCTTACATCGCTGAGATTGTTTGCCTTCCGCATGAATAAGGATTCGTTGGCTGGTAATTGCGGCGAAGCGGATCCAGCTTGGTAGTTTTCAATAATTTGCTCGTATCGAACTGTAGCGCCTTCATCTGAGCTAGGGATGATAACTTCAATGCGTTGCCCAGATGGATCAAGAATCTCATACAAGCACACAGTGCCAGAGTCACCATTTAACCACAATGTGCCGCCAAAATCTCCGTTAGCATCAATCAAAAAACTTACCGAGTCCCTAGGGTAGGCGACCTGATCTTCTGTGTCAGTTCCAACTGATGTTACGCGAAATACCACGTATTGGCCGACGTATGCTGGGCGATTGCTTGCGTCTTTAAATGTTCCTGCTAATGTGAATTCGTTTGCCATAATTATTTTCCTATGAATGTTTTAGCAGTTTGTATTGCCGCTTTGTGGTATTCTGGAGAGTCATCAATCTCCGTGTGGTTGTATTCTAAAATTTCTGGTTTGCAAATGGAAGCACCGCCTTTTAGCGGATCTCCGTCGAGCTTGTCACCCTCCTGCATAAGCCAACGCACAACGCTGACGTTTTTGGGAACTTTGATTGCCCAACGGTCGAAGAACGCTTTCCAGCGCCCCAATGGGGTGGGACTGTGATACACAGGATCGCACATAACGCACGTTACGGGCATCTTAAGGCGTTTAGTAAACTGAGGCATACCATAGCCGCCTCCCCAACTGTAAGCGCACACAAGGACGTCCTCTGGCTCAAGGCTGGTGATATACTTGGCGTATTTCTTCCAATCGGTGTTCCATTCCTTCAGTTGAATCACAACGTCTTTGTCTGCACATAAGTCCTTCAATAGACGCATTTCCCGCCAGAGCTTTCGACTGCCAGTGTGCTGATGCATTTTCTGCGTAAATCCTGAAATTATCACTATTACCTTCATACCCCCAAAGTTCCTTTCTTAATAATATTGTAGTGCAATACTGCCTCTGGTTCACCGATTGCGCCGACGTTCACCTCAACGTTGCTTTTAACTTCAACTGTCATGCCTGTTGCAATGAAGAAGGAACATATTGCGCCGACAACCAAGAGGGCTGTGACTAGAACCACTGCTAAGTATTTTACAATCATGTTTTGAGCTAGGGAAGGATGTCTGCCTTTGCGTCGGTAGTAGCTTCGATTGCTGCTTCCTGCACTGCATCGCCATTAACTGAAATTGTGACGTTTGACTTCCAGCCGTAGATGGCTACGCCCCGCTCTGTCGCGCAACCAGATAGTAGTAATGCTGTAATTATTAACAGTAATTCCTTCATATTATTTCTTTCTTTACTTTTTGTTTAATGCGTTATGTACGGTTTGTAGCACTTCGGATGAAAGTTGCTCAATACCGCCTTGCTTGCCCTTCATTTCTCCCAATTGTTCTCGAATGTCAGATTGGTCTTTGTTTAGCTGGATAATGGTTCTGTACATCACACCGATTGCGCCAGTTAAAGCGCCGCCAGCTGCCAATACAATTGTTACTAAATGTCCAACATCCATGTCTCATTAATTAAATTTAAGGATAAGCAACATAGCGTATCCGAACCCAACGAGGTGAGATGCAATTAGCAGAGCATTGACAACCTTTAGCGGCTTAGCAGATGAAACCTCTGCTGCCCGTAAATGGCAATACGCGGCAAGAATCCCTAATCCTTGGCGAAAGAATATATTAAAAAAGACGCCAGCGTTGGTTAAGGTTTGAAATGCTGGATCGCTGATGTACGAAGCAGTCCAAGGCATAAACCAGTAAATGTTATCGAGTGCTGCGCCAATAAACCCGATAGCCACACCCATCACAAACCAATCCTGCCCAGTCTTGCTCGCACTTAGCCATGCTTTACGCGCTGACGGCAACCACATATAGACGACCGCAAACGCCAGTATGACCGTGGGGAATGTTAAGCCAAGCGAGATAAGCTCTGCAATGTTTTGTAAATCCATTATAATTCTTCAGTGGAAAACCATCCTGCGGCCTTCATTTGTTCGTGGGTTACTAGGTTTGATGATAGGCTTGGAGATGCTTCGATTAAACTCAAAACACTGATGCTCTTTCTTTTGGATTCTGAAATAGCGGAGATAATCAAAGCCTCTTCCTCCCTTGTTGCGGTGTCGCCACAGGGGGTTGAACCAACATTTCCAAGGCTACGGCGAAATCTATAGTGTTTATTTGGCATAGAGAGTTATTTTATTAGTAAGTGGTATAAGATGAAAGATCACCTTCTGTGACAGTATAACCAGTCGATATTCCAGCAAG